GCTCGATGGAAGTTAACCAAGAGACCGGACCTGCACTCATACCCAATGCCGGTGACAGAGTGCCCGTTGATACCTGGAGAGTAACATATTCGCACCCGACGGCGGCGTTTACGGTGACACAAGCAGGTACAGGCAATACGCCTATCGCCAATGGTGTGTTTTTTCAAAATTTCATCGTGCTGACCGCCACAACGGCGATGGCATCAATCGCCGCAGCAGATTATGCGCATCTCTTGCACTACATCGAAGGCTATCGCGCGGCGCGACTGGGTTTTGGTACGGCGGCCGCGCAGCCACTGACAATTGGTTTCTGGGTCTATTGCACGGCCGGTGGAGTAGCTTCGGTAAGTATACACAACAGAACACATGATCGGAGTTACGTCACGCCAGTAAGCGTGACGGCGGCCACTTGGCAGTACAAAACAATTACCGTTCCCGGATGTACGGACGGCGTGTGGGAGCGAACCAATCAACATGGACTGGGTCTTTTCTTTAATTTTGCTTGTGGCACCAACTTTTCAGGTGCAGCGAATACATGGGTTAACGGCAACCTTCTTACGGCGCCGGGCGCCACCAACTTCTTCGCTGCCGCTAATAGCGCCGTCTACATCACCGGCGTCGTCGTCCTCCCCGGCATCGAGGCCCCGTCTGCGACCCGGTCCCCGCTCATCATGCGGCCCTACGATCAGGAGCTGCTGACGTGTCAGAGGTACTGGCGACCGATAGTTGCCGCTAGCGGCGCAGCGTACAGCGCGACGAACATAGGCATTCTCGTCGAGCATCGCGGCATGCGAGCGACCCCAACAGCGTCGGTGCCGGGGGTTGTGACATGCACCGACATCTACTCAACCAATCCGGTGCAGACCACTGCCGCTGTTGCCATTTCAGTCAACGGGCCGGACCGGGGCAATTACTATTTTGCGAACTTTACCGGGCTGGTGTCCGGAAGAACGTATTGGATGCACGCAAGCAGTAACCCCGTATACCTCGACGCGAGGCTCTGACATGACCGACTATCAACTCACCGCAACCGACGCCTCCGTCATCCGCACCGCCGACGGGGCCCCATGATCCCGATGCTGGTGTTGATCGTGCTGCACTCGGGAAGTGGTACGCCGTTGGAATTGAACCCGGCGATGGTGACCAACCTGCGCAACCCCGAGCCGGGTAACGGCGCCTTCAGTCCCGGCGTCAAATGCCAGATCAACCTGGCGGATGGAAAATTCGTCACCGTCAAGGAGACTTGCGAACAGGTGCGTAAGATGATGGAGATAGCAAAGTAGGAGGCCCGCTATGTGGAAGGCCCTGCTGATCGCACTGCCGCTGGCACTATCTCTGACAGGTTGCCTCACTCTGGAAGAGCAGCGCCGGATCGATGACACCTACCAGTTCCGCTTCTACTCGAAATCTGAAGTAGACGCCCTCAACGCCAGGTCCGAGTGCCGGCTCCTGGCCCGCAACCTGGTGCAGATCGCGCGTTGCGACGGGAGATAGAAATGCTGACCTCTGTCATCACCTTCCTGATCTGGATCTGCGTCCTCGCCATCGTCATCTACCTCGTCATCTACGTCCTGCGCGACGTGGTCGGCCTCCCCATTCCGGCCAAGGTTATCCAGCTGATCTGGGTCATTGTGGCGCTGATCGCCATTCTGTGGTTGGTTCAGCTGGTGCTGGGCGGCGGCCACGGGTTGCCTCGCCTTAACTAGGGAGCCAACATGACCAAGTACCTGTTTGCCGTCATCGTCCTGTTGATGGCGGCCGAGAGCTGCGCCGAGGCCCGCACCCGCGTTACCATCACCGCGCCCACCTCGCGCAGCAACGCCGAGATCATCTGCCCCTGGACGACAGGCTCGGTGTCGCCGACCTGGCCGCAAGACCAGCAGAAGCTGTATCTGGGCGTCTGCCCGCCGCAAGCCACCCACCGCTAACCCAAGGAGAACACCATGCCCAAGAAACCAGGCGGCAAAGGCCCCGCCGCCGTCGGCAAGCCGGTCAAGCCATCAGCCGCAGTGCAAAGCGCCCGCCAGGGCAAGCCGCCAAAGGGCGGCAAGAAAGGCAAGTAACATGGCCAAGATGACCAAGGCGCCCACCGTCAACATCAAGCCGCCGCCGGCGCCGAAAGCCCCGCCGCCGAACTTCTCCAAGACGCAAGACAACTTCTCGCACCACACCTCGCCCAACAAAGGCCCGCAGGCGGTGGACCCGACGGTCAACGCGGTCAGCTCGGCGCCGCGGGCCAAGATCCGTACCCTGCCGGACGCGCCGCAGGCCAAGTACAAGCATGACGACTGACAAGGAACGGCAGCTTCGGCTGCTGCGGCGCAAGCGTGCGATTCTCACGGCGCGAGAGGATCTGATCGCGTTCACGCAGCTGATGATGCCGGACCCCAACTTTGACGACGATGTCACCAAGTCGCTGTATATGCCGCAGCAGTTCCATCGCGTTATCGGCCGCTCCCTGGAGGAGGTCGAGCGCGGCGATTATCGGAGGTTGATGATCAATGTGGGGCCACGGTTTGGCAAGACTACCCTTGCTAGCGCGATGTTTCCTGCTTGGTATATCGGTCGACATCCCGAGCGATCGATCATCGTCGCCACCTACAACGAACACTACAGCTGGGATCTGGGGCGCCGGGTACGGGATATTATGGCTACCCCGGAGTATGCTCAGGTGTTTCCGGCGGTGGAGATCAAGGTAGGTGCCAGTGCCGTTAATCGCGTGCAGACAACTCGCGACGGCGTGGTTTTCAGCGTGGGTAGAGGCTCATCGATTACTGGTCGAGGCGGCCATTGCATTCTACTCGATGACCCCATCAAGGACCGAACCGAAGCCGATTCTATGCTGGTGCGGGAGAAGCTGTGGACCTGGTACAACCAAGTGCTCCGTACACGCCTCATGGACTCCACTGGCACCATCGTCATCGTGCAAACGCGATGGACCGAAGACGACCTCGTCGGCCGACTGATCGACCCGTTGAACCCGTACTACAACCCGGAAGAAGCCAAAGGCTGGCGCAAGATCGATCTGCCTGCCCTGGCTGAAGACAACGACATCCTCGGCCGCGCGCCAGGCGAGCCGCTGTGGCCGGAGCGGTTCACCAAGGAATATCTGGAAGAGATCCGCGCCACCGATCCAAGAGGATTCTCCGCGCTGTATCAGGGCAAGCCCTCGCCGGTCGGCGGCGCCTTCTTTCAGAGCGCCGACCTCGTCCCCTACACCAAGATGGATGACATGCCGTCCTGGCAGAAGATGCGGTTCTACGGGGCCAGTGACCACGCGGTGTCGACCGATCGCGTGGCCGACAAGACCTGCCTGATGATCGTCGGCGTCGATGAGAAAGACAATCTCTGGGTCATGCCGGACGTGGTCTGGGCCAAGCTCGACAGCCACGCCGCGATCGAGGGCATGATCGCGCTGATGAAGAAGTACAAGCCGCAGTTCTGGTGGGCCGAGGGCGGCTCCATCACCAAATCGATCGGGCCTTTCCTCCGTAAACGCATGATCGAAAAGCAGGTGTTCTGCGCCATCGATCCGATCAATCCGGCCGCGGACAAGCAGCAGCGCGCGCAATCCATTCAGGCCCGCTGCTCGATGAAGATGGTGCATTTCCCGACCTTCACCCGCTGGTGGGCTGACGCCCAGGACCAGATCCTGAAGTTTCCGCACGGCGCCAAGGACGATTTTGTCGACGCTCTGGCCCTAATTGGTTTAGGACTAGCCAAGATGCATGGCCGGACCCGGAACAGGCCGCCGGAGCCGGACATCAAGGAAGGCTCGTTCGCTGAGATGTTCCAGCAGACCCGCCGCCGCGAAGGTCAGAGCCGCCGGGCCAGGAGTTTGCAAGGATGGTAGACACCTTCGACAACTCCACGATGGGGCTGTTCTCGGGCGAAAGCCCCGACGCCAACAGCGCCGCCGACATCAATTCCAATACCGGCCGGCCCAACCTCATCCCCCGCAACCAGCCCGAGCCGCCGCAGCGCCGGCATCGCTTGGTTTCCTCCTGGACCGACAAGGTCAAGAAGGCCAAGCGGTTTTGGAAGCCAAGCTTTGACCGGATGCGGGAAGATCAGGAGTTCGCCTTTGGCAAGCAATGGTCCAAGGACGCCGGCGATCGGCGCTACGTCGCGAACCTCACGCTACGCCTTGTGGCTCAGAAAACGGCCTTCCTCTACGCCAAGAATCCCAAGGCCGTGGCCAAGAAGCGGCCACGTCTCAATGCCACCTCCTGGGACGAAAGCCAGACCACGCTGAACCAATTGATGCAGTCCGGCGCCATGATGATGGGCCAGGCCCAGCAGATGGGCATGCCCGGCGGCGGTGGCATGCCCGGCCTGCCGCCCGAGATGATGGGCGGCGTGATGCAGGCCGCCTCCGGCGCGCTCGGCGGCGCGATGCCGATGGCGACCAACAATACCTCGATTGACGCTCTGATGGCCGGCGGTGCTCCTTCCGCCCCGTCAGGCGGCCCGCCTGGTGGGGGTGTTGGTGGCCCGCCAGGCGGCAGCCTGAACTCGATCGCCGCGGCCGTTGGCTCCCAGCTTGGTGGCGCTACCATGCCCGGCATGGGCGCAGGCCCGATCCCCGGCGCCATGAGCGGCGGGTCTGGGCTGGGCGACCAGCTCGGCATGGCCGCCGCCGCCGGCGCCGCCCAGGGTATGGTGCCGCCGGGGTCGCCGATGATGGCGCAGGCGGTCGGATCTGGCCTCGACATCATGATGGACGCCGCCCGCGTCAAAAACGAAAACATCATGATGGACAAGCTGGCTCGGACGCTGGAGCTGCTTTACGCCTACGAGGTCGACAACCAGCCCCATCCCTTCAAGAGCATGCTGAAGATGACGGTGCGCCGCGCCGTGACCAACGGCGTGGCCTACGTCAAGCTCGGTTACGAGCGAGTGATGAGCCAGCGGCCGGATCTGGAGAAGGGCATCGCGGACGCCAATGAACGCCTTGCCACGCTGGAGCGGTTAGCGGCCGATGCCGCCGACGACATCACCGACGACAACGACATGGAAGCCGAGCAGATCAGGCTGCTGCTGCAGGATTTAATGGCGCAGCAGGGCCATGTGGTGCGCGAGGGACTGACGTTTGACTTCCCGCAATCCACCAAGATCATTCCCGACGTCAAGTGCATCGACCTGAAGAACTGGGTCGCCGCCGACTGGGTGGCGGAAGAGTACCTGCTAGCGACATCGGAAATCGAAGAGATCTATGGCGTCGACGTCCGCGGCCACTGCACCGAGTATGGCGACAACGACGCCAACGACCCGGTGGCGATGATGGCCAACTGGTCGACATCGAAAGACA